TTCCGTTATAATTTGGTGGCATTGGCTGAATTATTACACAAGACGATTGAAGAAATAGAAGATATAAGCGTTTCGGAATATAATGAATGGATCGCGTACTTTAATATAAAACAGGAGCAGGAAAAAGATGGCAGTTGAGAAACTAACGTTTGAAATGAACGCTGTCGGCAATGCCGTTCCTGAAATGAAGAAAGTCCAAACGCAGCTTGGTCATGTTAGCAAGCAAATGCAGACTGCGACATCATCAATGAGAACCAACGCGGCAGCCGGACGGATGGTGGCTAGGTCACAAGGCAACTTGACAAGACACCTTGGAATGGCATCACTACAGTTTCAGGATATGGCAGTGCAAGCGTCAATGGGTACAAATGCATTGCGTATTATGACAATGCAAGGGCCACAGTTGGCATCAATATTCGGGCCAAAAGGTATGATTGTGGGTGCGTTGGTTGCTGTTGGTGGTGCATTGTTAATGATGCGTAAAAATACAAAAAGTGTATCGTTTGACTTTGAAGCACTAGGACGCGGTGTGAAACCGGCATTCGAGCCATTTCTAAGTTTTGCAGTTCCGGCTTTAGAAGTTCTAAAGGATGTTTTCAATGCTTTTAGGATTGCCGGAATGATGACAATTAACACTTTGATAAGGGGTTTTCTTGGATTTATAAGAATTATTCAAGCAGTGCCAGGTTTCGTAAAAGAAGCCTTTAGTCGTCCTCTTGATGCTATTCAGTTGCTAAACGTAAATGTGCAAATCGTTATTATAAGAATAAGGCAACGATTTATGGAATTGTTCCTTGGCTTATCAAGAGGTTTTGTTGATTTTGCACAAACAACCGCAAGAGAATTAAATAGATTATTTAAGACATCATTTCCTGAAGATATTGGTCAAAAGTCTTTTGACCAGTTGGAAGGTAAAATTTTAGACGTACAAAAGGCTTTAGGAGATTTATTTTTAGACAGAGTTGCTTTATCGAATGAACTAGAAAAGCCATTCAAATCATTTACTGATCTCAAGAACGATCTTAAAGAGATAGTCCAGTTCGATCTTTTTGGCTTGTTTTCAACGCAAGTAAAACAAAGTGCAGAAGAAGTGAAGAAACTGCAAGACAGGATGCAAGGCTTTGCAGATAGTATTAAATCATCTTTCGAACGTGGATTTATGGACATAGTAAAAGGAACCAAATCAGTTAAGGACGCATTTCGACAAATGGCGAGTGATATTATTGCAAAACTGTTTGAAGTTATGGTTGTCCAACGTATTGTCGGATCATTTGATGCGGCTGCCGGAACTGGAACTGGAATAGTTGGCGGTATTATGAAATTAGCCGGTGGAATGTTTCGTGCAAACGGTGGGCCGGTTTCTGGTAATAAACCTTATATAGTTGGTGAACGAGGGCCGGAAATGTTTATACCTAATCGATCCGGCACAGTTATCCCCAATAAAAACATGGGTGGTGGCGGTGTTGTCGTACAGCAAACCATCAACGTGACTACTGGCGTTCAACAGACTGTCAGAAACGAAATACAAACATTGCTTCCACAGATTGCCGAAGCTAGTAAGGCGGCTGTCTTGGATGCTCGAAGAAGGGGTGGCAGTTTTGCCAATGCGTTCTAATGGCTATCACATATCCTTTAGCATCACCAACACACGTTAAACCATCCAACATTACGTTCAGGGCGGTCAATACGGTTGGAATGAGTATGTCACCATTTACCTATCAACAACAGACAGTGGCTCATGCCGGACAAAGATGGGAATGCGATGTCACACTTCCGGCAATGTCTAGAGCCGATGCAGAACAATGGGTGGCTTTTTTGGTGAGTTTGCGCGGAAGGTTTGGCACGTTTACGCTTGGCGATCCGGTTGGTGCTAGTCCTAGAGGTTCAGCCGGAGGCACTCCATTGGTTAACGGAGCAAGCCAGACAGGTGGCACATTAAACATAGATGGTTGCACGGCATCACAGACCGGATGGCTCAAGGCAGGGGATTATATACAGCTAGGAACAGCCGGAAGTGCAACACTTCATAAAGTGCTTGCTGATGCTGATAGTAACGGATCAGGTGAGGTTTCACTGGACATTTGGCCATATATAAGAACGGCTCCGGCTGATAATGCGGCCATAGTTAAAACTAATACAGTTGGACGTTTTAGATTGGCAAGCAACGAACAGAACTGGAATATAAACGAGGCGTCAATATATGGGATTACTTTTGGCGGTGTTGAGGCAATCTAATGGCTAGGTCAAATATATCAAACATTCTTAGCAAGTTAGATGATGCTGAAGTTTCTCCGTTTTATGCAGTAGAGATATTTTTTTCTACTGAAACAGTTCGTGTTTGGACAGGGTTTGGAGATATTTCCGTCAATTCTACTGGTGGAAGTCAATCCTATAGCGGTGTCGGAGAGATTTTATCAATATCAGATGTAGGTGAAAGTCAGGATATAAGTGCAAAAGGTGTTAATCTCACTTTAAGCGGTATTCCGTCAAATTTATTAGTACACGCTTTAAGCACACCTTATCAGGGTAGACTTTGCAATATTCATTTAGGTTTTATAGATTGGTCAAGCCCTGCAAATCAATCAGGAATATTAGTTTTCACTGGTTACTTGGACACTATGGCTATTGATGAAGGGCCAGAAACATCAACTATAACGACATCTATTGAAAGCAGATTGATTGATTTAGAAAGGCCAAGAAATCGCAGATATACGTCTGAAAGCCAAAAGCAAAGAAATACTTCCGCTTTACCAACAAATACAACAGGTGATCTTGCATTTGATTTTGTGGAAAGCCTACAAAACCAGAGATTGCAATGGGGTGGCGGTGGCTAATGCGTGTTCCAAATTGGGATATTAAGTTAGCTGATTATGTCAACAGCTTGCAAGATTATCCTTTTGTCTGGGGTGAGCATGATTGTCTGACTTTTGTAAACAAGTGTGCAGAAGTAATCAGAGGTCAAAGTTTTGCAGATGATTGGATTGGTGATTATACAACTGCGACAGGTGCATTTAGGAAATATAGAAAATTATTATACACTCAAGAATATGACACAGTAATTGATATGCTTGATGATAGATTAGAGAGATTTACCGGAAGATTTCCACCAAGAGGCTCGATAGTTGGACGGCCAGTTGATCAGACTATCGGAATAATGCCTGTTTTGCTTGGAGTAGTTACAAGTGATTTAGCGGCTTTCTTGGGAAGCGATGGCATGGTATTCTCTATAATAGATGAGAATGATTTGTTTTGGAGCGTTGAATAATGGTTCAGATATTTATTGCAGCGGCAGGGGCGATATTAGGAACAGCCGCCGGAACTATAGGCGCAACTGCAATTTTGGGAACCACCATTGCAACGGTTGCAGGATATGCGGCTTATACGGCTGTCACTGCTTATGCCATCAATGCACTGCAAAAAAAGAGTTTAGCAAAAGCCAGGTCAGCAGCCGCATCCGTACAAGCGGCCCAGAAGGGATACGGAACAAATGTCAACGCTGTCGCTCCTGCTTCAGATCATGCGATTATATACGGTGAACAGCGTGTGGGTGGTGTAATATTTTATCGCTCTATTACAGACGATCAGAAATATCTGCACACATTGATTGCACTTGCAGGACACGAATGCAATTCGATTGGCACAGTATTTGCCGATAATGTTGCGCTGACATTAGATGGCAATGGTTTTGTTACGAATGACGCTTTTCAGATCAAAGATGCAGATGGGGCTGTCGTTAACTCAGCATTAAGAATAAATAAGCATTTGGGTGGAAATACTCAGGCAGCGGATGCCGATTTAGTTGCTGAAGATAGCGCATGGACAACTGCACATCAGGCAAAAAATATTGCTTATATTTATATCAGGGCTGAATTTGATACGAGTGTATTCCCTCAAGGATTACCAGTATTTAGCGCGATTGTGCAAGGTAGAAAGATCAATGATCCAAGAAATACAAATCAAGCAGAGTTTACATCAAATGCTGCACTTTGTTTGATGGATTACTTGGAGAGTGATTTCGGTCTTGGTGTGCATGGAACAGAAATAGACAGAACTATCTTTGCCGCAGCCGCTAATGTTTGTGATGAAAATGTATCGTTATCGGCAGGAGGCACAGAAAAGCGTTACACAGTAAACGGATCGTTTGTCACTTCTTTACCTCCTGATGATGTTATTACTGATTTGACTGCATCGATGGCAGGAACAATATTTTACACTCAAGGTCAATGGGGTGTCAAAGCAGGAGAATTTACGTCATCTGTTTTGGCACTTACCGAGGATGATTTAAGAAGTAATTTACAAGTTAATACAAGGCACAGTCGCAGGGATAATTTTAATTCTGTCACTGGTATGTTTGCAGGGCCAGAAACAGATTATCAGCCGACAGACTTTCCACAACTTGTTTCTGACACTTTCGAAACTGTTGATGGTGGTGAAAGGGTGGTGCAAGACATTCCTTTGCCGTTTACAAACACTTCAACGATGGCGCAAAGAATTGCAAAGATTGCGCTGTTTAAGAATAGAGAACAGCTTACAATATCTGGCACTTTTGGATTGCGAGCCTTACAGCTTCAAATTGGTGATGTTGTTAGTGTGACAAACACAAGGCTTGGATTTAGTGCTAAAACATTTGAGGTTGCAGATTGGCGGTTTGGAATTAGTCAAGATAAAGCACTAGAAGTCACGATGACTTTGCGTGAAATAAGTTCAGCCGTTTATGATTGGAATGCAGAAGAAATAGCCTTTGAATTAAACTCAACAACTTTACCAAGTGCAACCGATCTGCCAACTGTCGGGCTTGGAGTTGATTTTGATTTGCGTGTAGTCAATCAAGCTGCAATCGGTGTTTTAATTATCGAGGTAACTTCTAACGAGCCGTATGCCGTTGAATTTGAGGCTCAATATAAGCGAACAAGCGACACTAATTTTATTTCTGTAGGTAAACAGAGAAACGGATTATTTGAGGTCAACGGTTTAAGTGATGATAACTATGATGTTAGGGCTAGAGCTTTTAACGCTTTTGGCGCGGCAGGGCCGTTTACCTCAACAGCAGGACAACAATTATCAGCCTTTGCATCACCACCTGATGATGTGCAAAACTTCACTGGTAACGTAACAGGGAACGCATTGAATTTATCATGGACACCAGTAACGAATTTAGATTTATCACATTATAAAATCAGGTACGCATCTGAAACAACTGGAGCAAGCTATCAAAACGCAGTTGATATAGTTGATAAGATTTCCCGACCTGGAAACACGGCTGTCGTTCCTGCTAAGACAGGCACATATTTTATTAAGGCTATAGATAAGATCGGCGGCAGTTCTGCAAATCCATCGAGCTTTGTTGTCCTAGTTGATCCGAATAACGTCGAGAACTTTAACGCTATTCAAACAATACAAGAAGATCCTGTTTTTGCAGGAACTAGAAGCAATGTCGTGGTGCTAGAGGATAGTGAAGGTGATTATTTGGCTTTGGATACCGTAGATCAATTTGATAGCGGTACTGGCGACTTTGATGATGCTCTTGGTTTATTCGATGGGTTTTCTGGTACAGTTTCATCTGGTACATATGATTTTAATACAACGGTTGATTTTGGTGAAGTATATACGAGCCGAATATATCCTAAATTTAAGGTGGATTATTTAGATTATGTTAACGATTTCGACAGTGCCACTGGGAATTTTGATGATCGTCTTGGAAACTTTGACGGTGATCCTGCACAGTTTGACGTAACATCAGCAAGATTTGAGTTGCGCCATACTAACGATGATCCATCAGGTTCACCAACTTATACATCATATCAGCCATTCATTGTTGCAGATATAACAGCAAGAGCTATGCAGTTTCGTTGCATATTAGAATGCTCAAATGGCTCGGCTTCTCCTGCGATTAGAGAACTCAGGGCTGAGATAGATATGCCAGAGCGAACACAGTCAGAAGTAGATATTACATTTACTGGCACAAGAAGCGTTACTTTCCCGACTAAGTTCAAGGGTGTTCCTGCTATTGGATTGTCGTTGGCGAACTTGGCAGATGGTGAGAGATATGTTATTACAAACAAAACCAGAGCAGGATTTGATATAGAGGTTTTTTCTGGTACTAGTACAAGCACAAACTCAGTTACACTTGACTATGTGGCTAAAGGATTTGGTAAGGAGATCGTTTAAATGGCACAACATGATATGAATATAGCTAATCAGGGCTTTCCTGCTACAAGGGCTGATTTAAACAATGCCTTGCAAGCACTAGCCTCAAACAACTCTGGCACATCTGCACCAAGTACAACATTCGCTAATCAGTGGTGGTATGATACGACAAACAATAAACTGTATATTAGAAACGAAGCAAATAATGCTTGGATAGAAGTTGCAGTTTTAGATCAAACCAATAATGAATGGCAAATCACGACAGGGGTTATTCAAGCTAAAGATAGTGATGGGCTTGCTCTAAAAACAGATGATGGAACGACTAGGCTTTTTGTCAAAGATAGTGATGGTGCGATAGGAATAGGTACTAGCTCCCCTGATAGTCCTCTTGAAGTTGTTGCAACAAATTCAACGATGAAACTTACAGGTTCAGGCGTATCGTCAACTGGTATTACCTTTGAAACAAATGGTGTTGAGCGCAAAGAAATCGGGATACCAAGCGGAAGCACTGATTTAGTATTTTTCGCTGATGGTGGTTCAACCGCAGGCTTCCGACTTGATAGCAGCAAAAACGTCATATTTGGTGCGGATGCTGTTGGCATGGGAACATCTTCTACTGTTGTTGGCGCTGCACTTCGTGGTAATATTGGTTATTTGGAAATATCAAGAGATGCAAGCAATCCTGTTAGATTAAATAGGCTGACTGATGCAGGGCCATTAATAGATTTTGCTCTTGCAGGTGCAACGGCAGGATCACTTGGCGCACAATCAGGAGGAGTATATCTTGGTACTTCTGATGCAGGGATTTTCTTTAATCATCATGGAGGTGGTGCTTTAGATGCTATTCACCCTTATAATGTAGGATCAAAGACTACTTATAATGGTCATGTCGATATTGGTGGCTCTGTCAATAAATTCAAAGACACTTATCTGTCAGGCTCAATGTTCTCTGGAAAAGCTAAAATAGGAACAGACGCTAATCTTTATTCAAGTGGCGAAATAACGTCAATAAGCGCAGGAAACACACTTTGTCTAGGACTTAGTAATACAGCCTCGGCTTCTGCTGCTTTGCATATTAGAAATTTGCACAATGATGGTGGTAGTGGAACTAGAAACCTTGTTATTTTTCAAGCAAATAGTGGTAATAGAGGATCAATAACATCAAATGGATCAAGTGTTGCTTATAACACTACTTCAGACTACCGCCTTAAAGAAAACGTAACAAATGTTACTGATGGTATCACAAGGCTAAAACAGCTTGAACCCAAACGATTTAACTTCATTGCAGACGCAGACACTACGGTTGATGGTTTTATAGCACATGAAGTTTCAGGTGTAGTTCCAGAAGCGGTCACTGGCACAAAAGATGGTATGATGGATGAGGAATATGAGGTTACAGCAGCAAAGGGTGATGTATACACCCCTGCTAAAGACGCTGTTCTTGATGAAGAAGGTAATGAGTTATCTGCGGCAACTGATGAAGTCATTCATAGCAGCAATGTTGAATATCCTGATACTTTAGAAGATGGTCAGGGATGGCGTGAAACAGCGGAAGCAGTTATGGATACTCGCAGCATTCCTGACTACCAAGGAATAGATCAGGCCAAAATCGTACCATTGTTAACGGCAGCATTGCAAGAAGCGATAGCAAAGATTGAAACATTAGAAACCAAAGTAGCAGCGTTAGAAGGCTAACATGAACAAACGCAGCGCATCATCAGCCCATGAACGCATAGACGGCCTAGAGAAGCAATTAGTTGCGCTGCAAACTACTGTCGATATTCAAATGCGTGACTTATTCAATAGGGTGAAGAGATTAGAATATATGTATCTTGCCACTTCTGGTTTTATTATTGCTCTATTGTTAAGGATTACATTGGTGGGGTGATGTCATGTCGGATAAATTGCCAAAAGTATCAATCGCAGTTGTTGGAGTTGTAATAGCTCAAATCGGTGGTTTCATCTGGTGGACTGCCCAACAAGCAAGCACGATTGAAAGCCTTGGTGAAGAACTGGAAGTTCTGTCTATCCAAAATAATCAAGCAGATCGCACAAATCTGATCAGGGATGTTGAAGAAAACACAGAACAAATAGATGAAATTATAGAATATATAATTGAAGTTGAAGAAGATGGTGGTGAAACCATTGATGAAATCTATCGCACGTTTGATGAACTAGAGGAAGTGATTTATGAAGATATTGACGGAATGCTTCTTCAGTTCAATCAGATCGTCAAACTGCAAGCTAGAGTTAAGACCCTCGAAAATACGTTAGAATATCTTACAAGACGTCCGATCAATTCTGATGGGAGATAAAAAATCGATCCTGTTAGTTTATTATCTTCAATCAAATTAGGATTGACGGCCGGTAAGTCACTCCATTCTCTTAGTAAGCAAATCGGTCAATTCTTTGATGCTACTGATGCAGCCAAGAAAACATTGCAGCAAAAAGGCATATCTAGTCAAAGTGCTTCCCAGACAGCTTTCGACAGATGGGCAAAATTAAGAAATGCGGCTGAAGCTGAAGAAGAATTAAAGGAGTTCATAACGCAGCGATATGGCAGAAGCAAATACTTGGAACTGCTAAAAATAAGGCGTGAAGTCTTGGCAGAAAAAAGGGAAGCTGAAGCACAAGCCAGACGCGATGCAATCCAAAGACAAGAACTAATGATAACAATAGTTGGCATTATTGTTTTGCTGATCTTCACATTCGTTGGAGCAACGGCTTATTTGCATTATATGGGTTGGCTCGATGTCAGGGATTATTTCAGATGATTTACGTTCTAATATTCTTGCACTTTGTTAACACTGATCATCTGAAATATTATCAGATAAAATCGTTCAGCGATAAAGAGGCTTGTGAATTAGAGCGAGAGAAAAGCAGGGTTTTGATTATGCACTCAAGTCAAGAAGTGGTTTGCCTTGAAATTGTTGCAGATTAAGCGTGGCGTCTATGCCGTATATACAGATGACTATAAAAAGGTTATTATTATCACTAGAGATTTACGAATAGCGAGGAGATATGCATCGTTATGACAGAGTTTGATAAAGTGGACACTAATGGAAATGGTGTTATAGAGCGCATTGAGTGGGATAAATTAGCACTTGAAGATCGGCGTTTAGAAATGATCGATAGGGATTTAAAGCGTAATGCCGAAAGACGCTATACCGGTTTTGCATTGGCCGGAATGCTGATCTATCCATTCATTATATTGTTAGCCAGTGTTTTGGGGTTTGATAAGGCGGCTACACTAATCACAGATATTGCAAGCGTTTATGTGATTGCAGCTAGTGGTGTCGTTGCGGCATTCATGGGCTTTAATGCTTACTCTGCAAAATCAGATAAGAGAACATCTATAAGCATAGAGGGTGAGAAATGAGCCTAGTAAATACATTAGTCGGACCAGTATCGAATATTCTGGATAAGTTCGTTGAGGACAAAGATCAGAAAGCAAAACTTGCACACGAGATTGCAACGATGTCGGAGAAACACGCGAACGCTGTCCAAATGGCACAGATCAGCGTTAATGCGGCAGAAGCGGCTTCTGGAAGCCTGTTTAAAGGTGGGTGGCGTCCTTGCGTTGGTTGGGTCTGTGCTATTGCTTTTTTCTATCACTTTGTTGGTCAGCCTATTATCATTTTTATCGTTGCATTGACCGGTACAGAACTTCCGGAACTGCCAAGTTTTGATATGGGAACGCTTTTAACCGTTCTTGGTGGAATGCTTGGAATTGGATCACTCAGAACCTACGAAAAGAAACAGGGGATTACCAAATGAGTTCAGCAATGAAACTACTGCAATCCAAGTGTGGAGCCGTTGCTGATGGCGCATTTGGCCGGAACACTGCAAAAGCTATCTGCAAACATTATGAACTGTCAGCCAAGCGAGGGGCGCACATACTTGGCCAAGCAAGCCATGAAAGTGGTGGATTTAAGCGAACCAAGGAAAGTTTATATTATAGCACTCCTGAAAGAATACAGTCAGTTTGGCCATCCAGGTTCGCTACAGTCGATGATGCAAAACCATTTGCCAAGAACCCTGAAGCGTTGGCAGCCAAAGTATATAAGCGAAAGTCTCTTGGAAATCTTTCGGAGCAGGATGCCATCGACTACATTGGCAGGGGTTTCATCCAACTTACTGGCCGGATCAACTACCGTTCATTTTCATCAGATATGCGTATTCCGGAGATCATGGAGAACCCTTCTTTGGTGGAAACTAAGTATGCGTTTGAAAGTGCTTTATGGTTCTTTCGCAAGAATAATCTTATGGCTCTTGCCGATCAGGGTGTTGATGATGACACCATCAAGACAATCAGTCGAAAGATAAATGGCGGTTATCACGGTCTAGCACACCGGCAAGAGGAAACCAAAAAGATTTATGGTTGGTTAACGGAATAAGTCACCAAGGTCTTGGTTTTGGTTTAACTAGTTTGGACACAACATCACTGATGTCACAATAACCTTCTTCACCATTTACCTGATCATAAATCGTGCCGGTTTCAAGCAAGACATTCCAACATTCTGCTTCACTTGGAAACCATACGCTAAACTGCACTGAATGTTCAGCTATTGAATAAACGATGGTCAATAAAGTATAAAATTCCATTTCACTGCTCTTTTCGATATGTTATCATTCTGTCAGGGGTAGGCATATTTATTCGCTAAGTTTATTGAGGCAAAACTGTTCTCCCAGACAGGTCATGCCTACCTCACGATTTCCATTGTTGGGTTAGGTGCGAAAAAGTCCATCTGGAGATTTTCCTGATAAATTCGTTCGCAAGCCATTTCAAAAGTTCTTTCATCCTTTTCTATTCCAATATAATTTAATCCCAATTTATTGCAGACTATTCCCATTGTGCCGCTACCCATGAAGGGATCAAGCACAGATGTTTCTGCACAAAATTCCGTTAACTGTTGGATCAGCGGTGTTGGCTTTGTCCAACTACCTAAATGATCCTTGTTCATTCTTGGATGCTCATAAACTGACTTCAGTTGTTTGCGCTGTTTTGGGATATATTGCCTGTCTCCAAGATCATTATCTTTCCCAATGTAAGACTTACCTTTTTTAATTGCAGTTCCGGCGTCCTTGTTTGTTTCTCCAACATCAGCTTCATTTGTGTTGCCATAAATCAGAATATTTTCATGGCACATAAGCGGCAACTTGTTTGAAATCCATCTACCATCTTTAAAGTGCCAAATAACCTCAGAGCGCGGTTTTCCGAACTGGTCAGTAACCTTTTCTCTATTCTGGAAGTTGGTGAAGCAAATAAGACTTTGCCATTCTGGAAGGCTAATATCAGCCCATGCGTCAAATGGTGGATCAAGAAAGATTAAATCTTGTTCCGGCAAATCACACATCATTTGATGGCAATCACCATGCAACAATGTGCAAAGTCCTATTTGCTGTTGTTTCACTACTTCTCCCTTTTTCCGTTATTCTTGTGCAGTTTAAATTTATTCTCGGCTGATATGTTTTTTGTATTGCCGTGCAAAGTCTTTCTTACTTTGTCCTTGTCCAGTTGTGCCGACAAGTTCATTAATTTAAGTGCTTCACTTTTGGTTGCTTTCCGGCCAAACGTATCTTCAAACTGTTTTAATAAATTCATACGTTATATCCCTCACTTCGAAGCCGTGTCATAAGCGTTTCAAGTCCTTGCTTTGCCACACTGTATTCAACTTTTACATCTACTGTGGCGTCCTTAGAATGAACCTCTTGACCTAATCTATCTACTGTTTGAATTAGTGTCTGTCTGATCTCCCGATCTCTTGGTGAAATATCCATCTGCTTTCTCCTCACAATTTGGGCATGATATTAATCTTACCTCAACTTTCGCAAAGTGCGGCATAAAAAATATCGGGTAAATTGTCTTTACCTCTATCTTGCCCGTTCCATTACATCTTTTGCAGATCATTGAACTACAAAAAAGCTATCAATGTTGGTTGCAATAACTGTCATAAATATGATTGCTATAATGAAAATGATGATGTCCTCTTTATCAAGCATCTTCAAACCATCCTATTTTTTCACCGGCTGTCTTGATAGCGCGGAAAAGTTCTTTGGCTTGTGCTTCACTATAGATAAATGTTCCGGTATCCTCACTATTTTCTGAGCGAATAATGATATGTTCATCATCATCAAGTTTAGCCGTTTTAACGAGTAATGTGCTTTCCCATTCTTTGCCGGTAGGACTTTCTCCAACGTAAGAAACCGTCCTGATTAATTCGCTACTATATGCCATCTTACTTCCCTTTTCTTCTGTCATTGAGTTCAGCAATCAATTCATCAATCTTGCTGTCTAGTTCTGCAATAGATGCCGCATCTTCTGTCGGATGCTCTTGCATCTGTTTGGTGTGTTCCTTGGCCATCAGTAAACATCTTCTGGTTTGGTCAATCTGAAACACATACTGATTATTTATGTATTCGTAATTCATGCTCGATCCTTTTGTTAAGCAACTTGGTCAAATATTTGATCTATATGATCTGCTAACTCTATCCATGAATTAATGTAAATTGCACGGACAAGATCATCGTTGCAAAACTGCTCACGCAATGCTGAATAGATTTGCTTGAACCCATCGCCGTGAGGTTTTTTCATATTAAGGAAACTGTCAGGGTTATTGTGTCGCAAAGTATGTTGGACATAATGTGATAACTCATGCAAAACGGTGATAAGATTTGCGTGATCAACATCACCAATTTTTACAAACATACCTCCGCACTTAGGGTCATCAGTATACGAGGAATATTCAACAACATAAACATAGCCGTTCTTTTTGTATTTACTGGCTTTGAATTTTTTTCGTTGACCAGTGGCTTTACCATTTTTTACATTTTGTTTTTGCCAACCATTAATATTAATAACGATTGTATTTCTACCCGCACGGCTCCCACCATTGGCATTCGTATTCACTTTCAAAATGCGCAAGGCTTTATCCTTGTCGGACTGAGGCAAAGCAAACTCAGTATGATCAAGAAAATCCAAGGCGTCTGTAATAATGTTCTTGATGAACAAAGTTTGCATTGAAGTGCTGTATGGATTTTTAGATTGCATGGTGATTAACCTCCCCATAATTCTGATAGTGGCATACTGAACTCGTCAGGCATTTCAGCAATGCGTTTGTCATTTGCAAGTTTCTCCTTATGCCAAGCAAGATCATCATCAGTGGCTTCTCTCATGTAAACCTCATCACTCAAAACAAGATGGTCATTCTTGTCATACCAACCATAAGCGTAAACCAAATCTTTTGATCCGTCCTTCCACTCTATGATGTCTTGTCTGTGAATTTCTTGTGTCATAATGATCCCTTTCTATAATACTAATATAATACTATTTTCATCCTATGTCAATACTATATGACGTAACGTCACTTAAAAAAAACGCAACGTCACTGATGTTGACATTGGATAAATTTAGGATTATTATAGTATTATAAATAATGAGCAAAGGAGTATGAATGAATATAAAACCACATATGTATGTTCAGAAATATCGCGGAGCATGGTGGACAAT